GCGGCGCTCTAGCGATTGACTCGGTGTACCGTGCCGTGACCGTCCTCCAGGCAGCGGGTAAGCAAATCAGCCTTGACGCATGGCGCGACGGCGTACAGCTGGAAGGTAAGGACCTGCCTACCGTCGTCGCCACGCCGGGCCCTGACCTGACCGTGACCGCCCTCATCGCCGAAACCATCGCCTCGCTCGCTATGCGCGGGAACGCCTACTGGCTCATTGGCAGGAACCGCGACGGCCGCGTCATTAGTCTGCGTGTCCTGAACCCCACCGAGTGCCTTCCTGTCCTCGATAAGGCGACGGGCGCGCGCACCGTCCAATGGAATGGACGCACCTACCAGCCCGCCGACCTGCGACACCTGCGCCTAACCTACGTGCCCGGTGAAGCCGCCGGCCTCGGTCCTATCCAGGCTTGCGCGCGCTCTCTCCAGGGCGCGGCCGACATGGCCGCCTATGCGTCCCAGTGGACGCACGCCGGGGGAGTGCCGACCGGCATCCTGTCCACCGACCAGGCCATTACCGCCCAGCAAGCCGCCGACGCGAAAAAGTCGTGGAACGAGTCGAATAGCCAGGGCGGCGGCGTCGCCGTCATCGGCGCGGGCCTCAGATACTCGCCGCTACACCTCACCCCGTCTGAGGTGCAATTCCTCGAATCCCGCGCGTTTGACGTGCTTAGCGTTGGCAGGATGTTTGGCATACCGGCCCACATGCTCCTAGCCGCCGTGAACGGCTCCAGCATGACCTACCAGAACGTCACGGACGCCGCCACCGACTTTATCCGATGGACCCTCATGGCGTACCTGCGAGAAATCGAGGACACCCTCACCGCGATTCTCCCGCGCGGAACCGTCGTGCGCTTCAATCTCGACGCCCTCCTGCGCGCCAACCCGTCCGCCCGGATGGCCACCCACAAAACCGCCATCGAAGCGGGCATCTACACCGCCGACTATGCCCGCCGCATCGAGGGCATCACCGACCCCACCGCCGCCACCCCGAAGGACCAGCCCCATGAGTGACCTCCAGACCCGCGACTTCAAGATCGCGCCCACCCCCGAAGCCGACGACGCGCCGCGCACCGTGAGGGGCCTCGCCGTCCCCTACGGCACCGAGATTGAACTAATCCCCGGCTACTTCGAGACCATCGCGCCCGGCGCGCTCGCCCCCCGCGCCGAAACCGACACGAGCCTCAAGCTCGTCTATCGCCATGACGAGCCCATCGGACTCATCACCGCCGCCACCGAAACGGACGAGGGCATCGAGATTGAAGCTCGATTCTCCGATACCCAGACCGCGCGCGACGCCTACCAGCTCGTCCGCGATGGCGTGATTGACCGACTCTCGATTGGCTTTGCGCCCCTCGAAACCACCCGCACCGAGGACGAGCGCGGCACGCACACCACCATCACGAGCCTGGCACTCCGAGAGGTTAGCCTCGTGCCCTTCCCTGCCTACTCCACCGCCGCCATTACCGAGGTCCGCACCCAGCCGACCGCACCCACCGAAAGGAACACCCCCACCATGACCGACAACGCCACCGAGTACGCGCTCGCCGCCGACCTGGCCGACCTGCGCGCCGACCTGACCGCCATCGAGCAGCGCGCCGCCCTCGCCGACAAGACCCCCGCCAAGCGCGCCGCCGACACGCGCACCCCCGGTGAAGCCATCAAAGCCCTGGTCACCGACGAGGCATACCGCGCCGAAATCGCCGACCTCCAGACCCGCGCCTTCAATGGCGCCAAGTCCAGCGCCGACGCCACCATGGTCGTGCCCGAATGGATCAAGGACCTTACCCGCCTCGTGGATAAGCCGAACGTCCTCGCTAGCCTGTTCGCCACCGGCTCCCTGCCCGCCGACGGCATGGAACTGGACTTTACCGAGCTGGCCACCAACACCCTGCGAGTTGACCAGCTCGCCGACGAGGGGACCGACCTCCAGCTGGGTAAGGTCACCACCAAGAAGCGAAGCGTCCCCATCCGCACGTTCGGTGGATACACTGAGCTAACCCTCCAGGCCATCGAGCGCACCCGAATCAACCTCCTGGACACGCACCTGCGCGGTATGGCTATCGCGGCTGGCCAGGCGTCCGCCGCCTACTTCGCCGCCCAGTTCGCCGCCGCCGTCAAGACCCAGGACGCCAACAAGCTCGCCATCGCCAAGGCCGCCACCGCGCTCACCTGGTCCGACATCTCCAGCCTCATCATCGACGCCGCCGCCAAGTACACCGACGAGGGCCTCACCCTGGACGGCCTCATCGTGGACAAGGCTACCTTCAAGGCACTGTCTGGCCTGACCGGAACCGACGGCCGCCCGCTCATGCGCGCCGCCGAAAACCCGTCCAACACCATCGGCACCGTTAACGCGAAGGGCCTGACCGGCGTCATCCTCGACGTGCCCGTCACCTGCGACCTTCGCGCCACGCCCGGATCGCTGGGCACCGGCATTGTGGGCGCTTTCTACAACCGCGACGCCATGCGCACCTACGAGACGCCCCTCGTCCAGCTCCAGGACGAGAACATCATCAACCTGTCTCGACAGTTCAGCGTCTACCGCTACGGGGCCGTCGCCGCCGAAATCCCCACCGGCCTCGTCCCCCTCAAGATCGGGGCCTGACCGTGGCCGACCTGACTACCCGCCTCGCCGCCTACGTGGGCGACGTGCCCGCCGACGACTACCTCCGTTCGTGCGTCGCCGAAGCCACGACACTCGTGGGTAGTCAGGTCGGCAGCGCCACGATCCCGCAAGAGGTGCACGACCGCGCCGTTATGGAAGTCGCCGCCGAGCTCTACCACCGCCGAAGCGCCCCCAACGGTATCAAGAGCTTTGCCGACGGCCTGGACGGCGCGTCAGCCATCCGAGTTGCCCGCGACGCCCTCGTCGCCGCTCGCCCCCTACTCGCCCCCTATCTCCCGTTGGCTATCTCATGACCCGCGAATCTGGACCCATCGCGTCGGCTCGCGCCGACCTCGCCGCCATCCTCCGAGAGGCGACCGACCTCCCGGTCGTGACCAACGTCCCGGAACGGCTCGCGCCGCCTTGCGTCGTCATTACCGAGGCATCGCCGCTCCTCACGACCGACGACACGACCTACAACGCGGTCACGGTCCGTATGAGTCTCACGGTGGCCGTGGCACCCACGACCAACGCGCTCGCCATCGAGCGCCTAGACGAGGCCGTGGACACCATCGCCGTCGCACTCATCAAGGCCGGAACCGTCGCCGCAATCGAGGCTTACACGAGCATCAAGAGCGCCGACGGGCAAGCCTACCTCGCCGCCCCCATTACCACCACCCTCACCTACTCCCTTGGAAGGACCCCGCAATGACCGTCACCCGAAACACCCGCATCCTTGGCAACCGCCTGGGCTTTTCCATCGCCGGTAAAGACTACTGGTCTGACCTCTCGTCCTATGACCTCTCGCCCGAAACGTCCGACAAGGACGTGGTCACCTTCGCCGACGCCCTCGGTGGCTCGTCCGCGTCCTGGAAGCTCAAGGGCAAGGCCATCACCTCGTTTGACCCCGGCTCTTTCTGGGAAATGGTGTGGAACCAGGCCGGAAAGACCGTTGACGTGCTCGTCGCACCCTTCGGCAACAAGACCGCCACCGCCAAGCAACCCCACTTCAAGGTTCGCGCCAAGATCGGTACCAAGCCGTCCATTGGCTCCGAGGCTGGCGACGAAAAGGGCAGTACGTTCGAGTTCGAGTGGACGTGCGAAGGAGAGCCGGAAAAGCTCACCACGACCTCGACGCTTGGCACCGGCAACATGGAAGATGCCTAACCCATGGCTGGCATCCTCGACGGCCACGCCCACCTAGACGGTGGCAGCGTAGAAATCCAGGGCATCAAGCGCCTACTACGCGACGCCGAGCGCGTGGGCGTGGCCGCCGAGGACCTGAAAGAGCTGACATATCGGCTCGCAACACCCATCGCCGCCCTCGCCAAGACCCTCGCCCCACGCGGCGATAGCGGCAACCTCGCATCTGGCATCAAGCCATCCCGTTCCAAACGCAAAGTCATGGTGAGGGTCGGCTCCGCTAAGCGACTGCCCTACGCGGGCGTACGCCACTGGGGACGGGACGGCTCATCCGGCCCCCGCTGGCTCTCCCAGGCCGAAGAGACTTTGCGCCCGCACACCTTCGCCGGAATCGGTGAAGGCATCAAAGAGCTACTAGACAAAAACGATTGGTAAGGACAAAACATCATGAACATGAACGCCATGACCCTCGGTGACCTCGACTACTACGAGCGCAAGACAGGTCAGCCGATTACCAGTTTTGACCCCGAAGCGGGCGGCGCGCTCGCCGCCCCCATGATCGCCATGTGCGCAATCATGCTGTACCGACGCGGCGGCTACCAGACCCGCGACGACGCCTACACCGCCGCCACCGACCTCACCATGGACGAAGCCACCCGCCTCGTGGGCGACGCAACCACCGACACCCCGGCGGGGGAATAACCGGCGCGTCCTCCCTCGGTCCCGTCCTGGCCATCCTCGCCGTAGACGCCGGAATACCACCGTGGGAGGCGCGCGAACGCCTCACCCTAGAGGACGCACACGCCATCCTCGACCTCCTCAACGAACGCGCTCACGCACAGAAAGGCTAAGCAGTGGCCGGTCACGTCGTCAAAGTCTCGGTAGTCGCCGACACCAAGAAGTTTTCGCGCGCATTCAAGGGCCTTGTGAAGGAAACCGGCCTATCTGGACTGGCCGAAGCCGGTAAAACGGCCGTGACCACGCTCGCCACGGTCGCCGCCGCCGGGGCCGCCGCCATCGGCGTCGCCGGGGCAAAGGCCGTGAGCGCCGCCGCCGACTTGGAACAGTCCACCGGCGCTATCGAAGCCGTTTTCAAGAGTGGGGCCGACCAGATGAAAGCGTTTGCGGACACCGCCGCAACATCGGTCGGACTCACAAAGAACGAATATCAAGAACTGGGCACACTCCTGGGTGCTCAGCTCAAAAACGGCGGGACGAGCATCGACCAGCTCGCCGGAAAAACCAACGACCTCATTGGCGTCGCCGCCGACCTCGCCGCCCAGTTCGGCGGCACCACGGCCGACGCCGTTGGCGCGCTCTCGTCCGCCCTCAAGGGCGAACGCGACCCCATCGAGCGCTACGGCGTAAGCCTCAAGCAAGCATCAATTGACGCCAAGGCCGCCGAACTAGGCTTTACCAAGGTAGGCGGGTCCTTCGATAACGAGGCCCAACAGGCCGCGACGCTCGCGCTCATCATGGAGCAAACGGCCGACGCCCACGGGGCTTTCGCCCGCGAAGGTGACACGCTCTCGCACCAAATCCAGGTCCTCAAGGCCCACCTAGGGGACTTTGCCGCGAAAGCCGGTAGCCTCGTCCTTCCCGCCGTGACTGCCCTCGCGTCCGCCGCCATCGAATACCTCGTACCCGCCATGGAACAGCTCACGACGTGGGCACGCGACGTGGCCCTCCCGGCCCTCAAGCGCTTTGCCGACCAGTTCACCGCGAACGTCGTCCCAAAGATCAAGGCCGCCGCCTCGGTATTCCAGACCGAAGTCATGCCCCGCCTCAAACGGCTTATCGACTGGCTCACCACGACCGTGCCCCCCGCTATAAACCGCGTCGTGCAATTCTTCGAGCGCTTTGGGCACGCCATCGGGGCCGCCGCCGCCGTCATCGGCACTTTCGTGGCCGGCTTCAAGGCCTTCGCCAAGATCAAAGCCATCATCGAGGCCGCTAAAGTCGCGTGGGCGGCCCTGAACGCCACGATGGCCGCTAACCCCATTTTCCTCGTCGTCGCCGCCATCGCGGCCCTCGTCGCCATCTTCGTGGCCCTCTACGAGAACAACGAAACGTTCCGTAACGCCGTGAACGCGGCCT